TCGTCAGCGGCTTGTAGAAGCTCCCCTACTGAGGAGTAAAAATTTTGAACTATACGAGGAGCAGACTTCCTTGCCCCAAAGAGACAGTACCTACCTTCACCACCTAATACGCTATCTAAAAATAGTCTAGTTTCCATAGAAGTCCCATGAATACAAAAGTCACTGCGGCAGGGGTGAGGTACACCCTTTTCGATAAATCTAGCCGCAGAATTTTAAGTGGTGGTTAGTCGAAGCTACCGATAATACTAGCTAACTCGTCGTCTACCTTGGTAGGCTCGGCTTTTGGTTTCGCCTTTGCCTTGGACTTCACAACTGTAAGTGGGGGAGGACTTTCTTCTGTTGCTTCGCTCTCTTCTATAAGAGGCTCAGGCTTAAAGGGGTTGTCATCACGGTCATGTACGTATCCTTCCACAGCACTGAAGGGGTTACGCTCTTCCAACTCAGCGTACTTAATAACTTGAACAGCGCGTAGTCGTAGAGACACACCTGCATCACGCATATTGTATGGGAAGAATGCAATAGCGATGTTTACTGTACTGCCCGTAGTCAGGAGGAAATCTTCTGGTAGTTTGTTACCTTGAGCATCTACTTGCATAGGCTTCTTGGTGGCTTCTTTGCCGTATGCACCTTTGATCGTAGCCTTCCCTGTAAACGTACCTGTGTCTTCGTCACGCTTGAAGGGTATCTCAATCTTGTCAGGCCAAGAATCTTCACGGGCTTCTAAGTAAGCCTTCGCCATCTCAGTAAAGAGTTCTTTAGCTTGCTCTTTAGTCATGCGGAACTGAATGTTGTAAGCCGCCCCATCATCAAATGCATCACAAGGTACTGACCTTTTCTCTGCTTGATCGAACTTGTAGGTTCGGTTTATACGAGGCCACATAGCCTCAACGCCTGTTATTGTATAATCTGTCATGTCATCCATCCTGTTATTCGCTTTCATCCATTTCGGAAGAAGTATTAAGTTGCGTGAAGGCCAGCCAGTATCGTCTATATCTCTGTCCTTCACATTCTTTATCTGCTCTAAGACTTCTTTTACTTGTACCAGACCAAACTCAAGAACTTCTTTGTGCAGATAATGCATCTGGACAGCGTAGGGTGGTTCTTTCTCCACTGCCAAGAAGATAAACTCTTCAATCGGGTATCCATCTAGCTCAAGGACATGCTTATAGAATGCCGCTTGTACGTGATACCCTAAACTGAAGAACTGCCTTTCAAACCCACCGTTCTTAGGACTCGCATCCTTGGTGGTCTTTACATCCAGTACTATCCCTTGCTCTGGTATAAACAAGTCTGGACGTGCTTTTAACTTTAACCCTGTCTCAGGGTCTTCGTTAAAGATACTAACCTCTGTTACTCCGCATGGGTCTTGCAACAACCTAGCGGCATTACTATTTCGCAATACGCTCTCTGCCATAGCTACACACGTATCGTAGTCAGACTTTATTAGAAGGGTCTTACCTTCCGCCTCTGCCAACTCCTTAGCATCTGTCCATGCACTACCACGTCTAGTCTCAGGGCCACATACTACTAAGTCTTTCTCTGGCTCTAATAGTAATGCGTGTACAGCAGTGCCAAGAGCGAATGCAGGGTTTTCTTTGAATACTGCGGTCTTCCAATGTAGTAATGACTTCGCATGTATGGTCTTGACCGCCGAACTTGATATAGCTTTAAGCGCGTGGTAGTCCTCATTCGTCATGTCATCAACTAGCACTATATGTCCTCAAGAAGATCATCAATATCGAAGTCGGTTGGGTCTTCTCTAGGGGTATCGTCCACCCCTTCTGACGCCGACAGTTCAAGGGGGGTAGTACCGCGCAGAGCTTCTTCTAACGCCTTCAAACGAAACCGTTTAGTATTACCTACCTTGATATAAGTGTGCGGAGGGATTTGGCCTCTACGAAACCATGAGCGAAGGCATGAAGTAGATACTGCAAAGTGCTTCGCAACATCCTCCATTGGTACTAAGGGTTCACTATTTTCTTGCATCTTATATTTCCTCATAGGTCGAAATATGAACTTTAAGATGTTTTTCTATCTTAGTCAATCATTTCTTTATATAAATCTATCATAGCTGTGTGAATGTCTGTTTTAGTATCTAAGAGAGTCCAATAACGTCTCTCTACGTCTGACCCCTGTAACTTAACAATCGTACATTTATGGTCTTGACCTGCTCGGTGTATCCTAGCGTTAGCCTGTGCGTAAATCTCTAATGAACTTGTGGGAGACCACCACACTATCGTGTTAGCCGCCGTAAGTGTTACCCCATGTGCCGCTGTACGTGGTTGAATCACTAGTACTCTTGGGTTAGGAGTAGTCTGAAACCGCTTGAATATATCTGTCCTGTCAGTCGAGGATACGTCCCCACTTATAACTGCTGAATTAATACCGTCAGCTATCAGCTTTTGAGCTAGCACCTGTATGACGTGTTTATATGGTACAAAGATAATTACTTTCTTATCGGACTCATCTATAACTTCACGCAGGACGTTGTACCTATTCTTTATATCGAACTCTAGTGCGACCTTGTTGTCTGTATAGACCGCACCTGCGGATATTTGCAGTAGCTTGTTAATACTAACCGCCGCGTTTATCGCGGTAATCTCTTCACTACCTGCCTGTACTATCATCTCGGTCTTTAGCTCCGCATAGTACTTCTTCTGCTGTCGGGTAAGTTCGACCTCGCGCTTCACATATACCATAGGGGGTAGGTCTAGGCATTCCTCCTTGGTAAACCTTATGGCAGGTTGGAGTGCTTTATGTACAATCTTGTTTGCGTAGTCCCTTGGAACCCACTTAAAGTTGGTAACCCTACGCATTGTCTGATCCCTAAATACACTAGTGGATCTGGGTACGTTAGCAGAGTTTACTAGCTTGGCTAACCCAAACGCATCCACAGGACTCTGTGCGGCAGGTGTACCAGTCAGCATCCACAGCCGTGTATCATCAGTCATAATCCTGTTTAGCGTCTTCCACCTGACGGTCTGAGCGTTCTTATAATGAGTAGCCTCATCGACAATGATAAGGTCAAATTTACTGGCACGAATATCGTCTTCAACAATCTTCATACCGTCATAATTAATTATTACAAAGTCGGTCTTACTACTTAGTATCTTTGACCTAACCTTGGCTGTGCCATAGGCTATGCCAACAGTCCGATGGGGAGTGAAAGTCTTTATGTCTTCTCGCCACGCAGAGTCCATGATAGAGAGGGGGCATATCACTAGGACTCGTCCCACTGTACCCCTTGCTATAAGCATGTCAGCAGCCCATAAAGCAGAGGCAGTTTTACCTGTGCCTTGTTCGTTAAAACAAAACGCTTTCTTGTGGGTTACTAGGAAGTCAGTAGTGACTATTTGGTGGGCGAAAGGTTTATAGCCAGATTCTACAGAAAGGGTTGCACTTTCTTTTTCTGGCGTTTCGGTGTAGTTGGTATGTACGAGTCCCCTACACTTACCAAAGGCTTCGTCTATAATATCTTGTTGTTTAGCTGTAAGCATACTTTGTACTCTAGTGCAAAGGACTCAAATACGATATTTCTGGAACCCCGCTTCGCCTCCCGATGGGGTCAAGTCGGGTTATGGGGACAAAGAAAAACAAAAAACCCTAGGCTTCCTAGATTTTATGCAGTAGTAATTACACTCAATAGGAGAGAAACTGCATCATTTAAAGACGGATCTAAGCACCGTCTACCACACCCAATTTTGTCCGTAACCACTTGTCGTTCACTTGCTGTAACGTAGTTTTCTTATTCTTTTTAGCACTGGCTCGGCGTTTGTTAGCCGCTGACTTCTTTTTGATCTCGTTCATATGTTTAGATTCTCTATCTTGGACGTAGATGTCATATGCACATCCCCATCACCATAAACGCTGTACGCTGTGCGGAGTGCCTCAATTACTGCTTGGCAATCTACGTTAAACTTGTCTGTGTCATGGTGGTAGTCCATCATCTTGACTCGCGCTAACACTTCGGGCTTGGCTTCCCCTAGCGTGTTGCGTTCCACTCGTATGATTACTTCTTCCATTACTTTCTCCTTTTATAGTTTCTACTTCTGTTAGCTGATTTACTTTCTATCCGCACACCGTCTGCGTTACTACCGCCCTTGCTCAGTGCCTTGTTGTGGCTAACGTCTTTACCTTCGCGCTTGTCAGCACGACCATCTTTGTTAGCGTCCTTACCCTTCTTATCCATTGCGCGTCTGGCTCTCTGCCTCTCCATCCGTGCCTCATGTGCGGCACTACCCACAGGTGGATTCTTTTGTTTCTTCCGATCTGCCTTGTTCTTATATGGCATTACTCACCTCTCATTTCTTTCATACAGTCTGCGGCATATTTTAAAGCCTCCATCAGGTCGAACACCTTATCGTACCTAAAATATACCGAGTCACTATTATCCTCTGTACCAGTTATGAGGACACCTAACCTATCTAAACTTTTACCTTTAGATACTATAGCCACATTAAACGCTGTGTTTGGGGAGACTGTGGAACTCTGTCGTACCCCTCCGTATGGGCCATCTTTAAGTGTTTCTAGGTATCTCTCTGGATCTATACCTAACTTATCGCACAGCTTTAACTCTGTCTTAGACAACATATTACATTTGCTCATAGAGGACTTGTTTATCTTATGCTCCACAAAGTCTAGTACATTATCCATCGCTACATTCTCCATATGATTTACCGTACCCGCTCTCACAATCAAGGGGTATACCTTCAGCCCATTTGGGAGCTATCCGCATACAAGCCTCTACATATTCTCTAGCTTGGGTTAGCTCTTCGTCAGGCACACAGCAGATGATAGAATCGTGGACAGTTAAAACTACTCTGTATTTCTTAGCTACATCTAGTATCTGCTCCCCAATAATACACCGAGCAAGGGCTTGGCACACGTTCTCTATGACCTTCCCTCCGTATATCCCTACACGCTTGCGGCCTTTTATAAAGCTATATTGTATGCGCTCCTCTTCTTGAACCCACTGTAAACTGGAGTACAGTATGTTTAGTCCAGAAGGTAATCTTATGGCTGCACGAGTAAAAGTAGTTGAGGTTGGTATGATCACACCCCCACGACCAAATGGGGTAGCAGTATTCTTAGTCATGTCTGCCAACATGTCTTGAGCCTTACGCCATAGACCATATATGTCACCATTTTCGTTTCGGTATATCTGCACGATGCGCCGTGCTTCAGCCAAGTCTATGTCGAAGCCGAAAGACTGTAGCTGATCCTTAAACCTTGCCGCCCCCATACCATAACCACAGCCCAAGATCGTGGTCTTACCAACGAACCGCTGTTGCTTGGTAACCTTCTCTTCTGGTACGCCGTATATAACCGCCGCCATCTTCACATACACGTCCTCACCATCGGTAAAGGCTTGCAGTAAGTCATCTTGTTCAGCCAACCACGCGAGTACACGCGCCTCAATCTGAGATGAATCGCAGTCTATGAGGGTATGTCCCTTGGGAGCAATAATGCTACCCTTCAGTACTTTGCCATACTCCCCTCTAGAGGGTCGGTTCTCCATATTAATCTTATCATCACCTCCCCACCTGCCAGTGTGCGCGGCATAATATTTAACAGGGACAGGCAACAACCCGCGTTTAGCTATATCTATGAAACGCTGTGTACGTGTCTCCTCCAAGGTACTCTTGTTGCCCAACCTAGCCGCTACTAGTGCTTGTACTTTTGGGTCTTCATGCTCAAGCAGATTACTAAAGCCCTCATCTGTCTTGGCAAAAGCATGGGTTTCCTTGCCGGTGGCAGGGCTAGTCTTCATGGGGGGTGATACACCTAGCTTCTCTAATAGTTCAGCAAACTTGAGGTTACTCATAAGATTCGCCTTAGTGACCCCCGACTCCGCTAACATGAGGTCTTTCTTGTCACGGATATCTTCTAAGTGTTGCTCTAACTTACCAAGGTTCAAGTCCAACATAGGCTCGGTAAACATTCGTAAGGATGCGTCTATGATACGAAGCTCTTGTCGCGGAAACTTGCGAGATAACTTCTTAAACAACTGATAGGTTAGCTCCACGTCATTTACGCAGTAGTCACCGTACTTATTTAGTTCTTCTTCGGTGAAATCTCCACGGCGTTTCCCGATAGCGTCGAGTACCTCTTTGCCCTTAACTCCAATATTATGCTTTTTAACCAGTGCATCGAGAGAGAGGCTACTTTGGCTCCCGTATATAGCACGGGCAATGCAAAGAGTATCGGCATAGAGGCGAGGATGAACATCGAACAACCAACTAATAATAGCCCCATCAAACATGGTATTGTGAGCCAACAGAACAGCATTCTCCCAATTAAAAGTGTGTAAGTATTCTTTGATTTGCTCATGTGTTCCACTAGCCCACTCCGTATCTCCATCGTTAACTTTAAGCCCTACACCAATCACCTCAAAACGAGGGTCACGGATATAAGACTCCAAGGTTACATCCCTCTTACGTAAGGAGTAATCCTTATCATAATAGGTCTCAAAATCCAGTGTAATTAAATCCACGGCTTAAACCTCTCCAGTACTTCCATATGTTTATATGCTATTTTGTTCAGTTGCTTGGCACTGATGACCCACAAACACTCAGCATCTTCATTGGTCACTACTACTACCTCGCCCCCATCCTTGTTAGCAAGGTAGTCAGCTTCCTCCACAGCCGCACCGTGATCAGTGAACATCATAGCTCTAACCGTGCGATTTCTGCGTCGATATAGAACTTGATCTTCTTAGCGTCACGTAGCCTGTTACTGTGGGATGACTCCCCATAACGGTAGCAACTGCGGAATATTTCACCGATCTGTGCGTTCATATCCTTGTGACTTATCAGGTGCTGTAATTCTGTACAACCTGTGGGTAACTCGTAATAAGATGCGGTGCTTCCGTCACTAACGGAGGTTGACGTACCCATCATACCCATAGCCATACGCGCATACTCGTCGTCCATGTTACTCTCCGAAATCAAATTAAAGTTGCTCTGGCACTCGTTCATTAGGGTTATCTTGTACCTGCCCTGTAATGAGGGACACGGTGCTACTCATATTCTCCTCGTTGATGACTAGGGCGATACCGCCTGAGTCTGTGATCTCTTTCAAGTTCTTCAGTTGCAGTGCTGTGGGTAAGTTTTTACCTGCCTTGCACTCAATACCAAAGAACCTACCCTCCCAACACCCAACTATGTCCGGTACACCACTCCTGCCGTACCCTCCTGTGACAGGATAGAAATAGTATGCCCCCATATCTTTAAGAGCTTGCATTACCTGTTGCTTCACTTTCTTTTCTGGTGTCGATGGCATCAGCTACGTCCTCTATTGTGTAAATAAGTTCGCGCACAAGTTCGTGTATCTGTGCGTCCTCAATCTCTATCTCTATTTTTACCTTCATTTGACTCCTTGTGGGAACTGGTTTCAGAGAGAACCCTCCTGAGTAAGGAGTGATTCCCTCTGATCTAGACTAAATGTAGA